AAGCTCGTAAAAGAAATTAAACCTTGTTACATTGAAGATAAAATACACGTTCATTCACGTAATGGAATATATCGTGTAGTCAATGTAACATCACAGTTTATTATACTTCAGACTAAACATCAAAAGTATAGAACTACTTGGAACAACTTCAAATGTCTTGCAGGAGGATTTAAAAACCTTTAAAAATAACAATCAACAAAGTACTTCTTTGTTGGTTGATGTTTTACTATAAACATCACCAAATAATATGCAAAGAGATACACTATCACCGACACGAACTAAAAGACCAAGGTTGAAAAGTTCTAAACTACTACACACAACAAGAGTAGGAGTTAAAACAATGCAAAATGTTCTTGTTAGCTATAACCCTAACAGAATAGCACAATCTTTCAAAGTATTGAAAGTATCGTAAACTAAATTAAGAAATACCAAGAGCCTTGTTCTTCGGTGTTTCTTGATTGTTTCGTGTGAAACATTTTATACAATATATTTATTAATTAATACAAATTAAAAACAATTATTATGGGATTTTTAGAAAATTTCGGAGGAGCTAATTTATTAAATAGTGCTAAAAGCTCGGCATTAAGAACAATGGAATCAGGTTTTGCAACATTTACAGAAGCAGAACTACGCACTAAATTAACAAAAGATAATATAGAAACATACTCTATACTTATGAAATTTGATGCAATGAACCCTAAACAAGACGGCGTTAATTCTTACTTAAGATTTTCTCAAGCTAATGCATTACATAGAGGAATTAAAAAGTATAGCTACTTGTTTAAATACGAGGGAAATGAAGAAGCAAATGCGTTAGCAGTTTTAGCTTCAACTAATGTATTTACAGAAATAGTAGATACATTACCTGTAATGGAAACAGGAGCAGACGGTATTGAAATTGAGGTAATGAAAGAGAATCAAAATGTTATGATTGTCGATGTTAAAACTGATTTACCAAATCTACGTGCTAAATACGGAGATGATTTAGATTTTATTTATACTGATGAAGCTCCAGGATATACAGCATATGCAGTTAGAATAAACAATGCTAAAGAATGTGCTGAAAAATGGAAAAGTGCATTAGACGCTTTAATTAAAATTAAACCTACCTACAAGTTGAAAGTTGTAGAAAAAGGCAGTTTTACTGAAATAAGCACTATTACTAAATGTAATCTGTAAAATTAAAAAAGGAATGTACTTAGGTACATTCCTTTTTTAAAAATAGGTTGATATAATTACCGATAGACTGATGAATGATTTTGCATTGAATACCAAATTCAAACGGAAACATTTGTTTTATATTTTGCTTTTATGTTAACGTATTAGAAAGACTCGAATTAAATTTTAAACTATTAAAAACTTTAAAAAATGAATGGAGATATAATTTACTTAGGATGCATACTGGCAATGGCAATACCCATTACATACGCAATAATGTTTGTAGTGAAATATTACTACATTTCTGCTATATGTAGAGAATGGAATAAAAAGCTATATTTCTATACTAAACATGTAGAACAAAAGAAAAGTTTAGGAAAACTTAAAAATGATTACAGATATTTAGAAGATATGTACTTATTCCCAGATGAGGTAAGAATATACGTTTTTAAGAATTGGAAAGAATCTGATCTTATAGCTGATAAGTTTACTTTATTTAATGTAAACGAATATTATCATAAAAGAAAAAAACACAATAATGAAAAAAGCTAAACCTGTTAAAGGTGTTAGAAAGACTCCAATGATAACCAAAGAAGATATGGTTAGTTTTTGGAGAAATTTTGATGATAAACACTTGCAAGATGTTTTGCTAGAAAGGTGGATGAACGAACTTAAGATAATAAAAAACAATAAAGAGGTATAATAGCCTCTTTTTTTTATGCAGAGATATTATATAGATATTCTGCAATTTAACATATACACAAACAACTAATAAAAAACAGAAGATTATGGCACGATTAGCACAATTATTAGAAGAAAAGGGATTCAAAAGCTCGGATAAGCTTAGAAAAGAATGCCAATTAAGCGATTGGGAGATTGCTAAAGTACTATTTGACAACTTGATTATGAAGGCCACTAAGAAAGGCTGTATGATTGAGTTTAAGAGTACTAAAAAGACTGTAAAGAATAACTTTGGAAAAACTAAAGTAATAACTAAAAGCAAAATTCAAAAGATTAGAATACCATCTGTTTCCTTGAGAAATAATGGTGTTTTGTTTGATAGTAAAGCTTTGTGGGTTAAACCAATTATTCAGAAAAACAGAATAGTATTCTTTTGGAAAGGTATTTACATAGATGGAGCTACTATCTATGGAGAAAGTATTAATAGATATCAAGATTAATTATGGATTTTAAAAAAGATAAAGAAGGAACAATGTGCTCAAAATTCTTAGATGAAGAAGGAGATAATATTGAATGTTCATTTAACAATGACCAATGTGTTGAAATAAACACAGAAAAATATACTTACATCACGTTATCTATTTCAACTCTTGAAGTATTGATAGAATCAATAAGAGAAGCTGAAGAAGAATACGAAAGTGAGCAATCATGAAATGGAAAACAAGAGAAGGTAAAGAGATTAAGGTTAAAGATATGACCTTATCTCACGCTGAAAATACAGTTTTAATGCTTATAAGGAACAATGGGCCTCATAAGATATTAGAATCATTATTGTATGCGTATGAGAAATACTCGGAAGAGAATAAGCCACAAGAGGTAACTCTTAATGGAGATATGGCTCAAGAGTTTAATGACATGCAAGATAACGCAGATGAAGATGAATGGATGAATTATTTTGTAGGGTATTAATAAATTTTAATGAGTACTTCGGTACTCATTGAAATTTAAAATATATAATTATGAATCTTAAATCATTTGCTAAAGAACTGGAAGCAGTATACACTAAGAAAGATGATGTACATAGAATGAAAATAAATTCTTCTCAAGCTTTAAGTGAATTTGTAAGAAAGGTATTTCCGGTACAAATTGACCATAGAGAAGCTTTTATGTGTGTATATCTAAATACAGCTAACAATACTATTGGTTTTACAATAGTTGGATTAGGAGGTCTAACAGGAACTATTGCAGACCCTAAAACTGTATTTCAACATGGCTTATTGTGTAATGCAAGAAGCGTAATACTTGTACACAATCATCCATCAGGTAATTTAAAACCAAGTCAAGCTGATATCAATCTTACTAATAAAATGGTAGATTGCGGAAAGTTACTTGATATTACAGTACTTGATCACTTAATAATAACAGAAGAAAGTTTTTTTAGCTTTGCTGATGAAGGATTAATTTAATACATAATAGTTATGAGACAAACGAGTATAGATTGTTATAATCAAATTAAAGCTGAAGGCTTATTATCTAAAAGAAGATTGGAAGTTTATGAAGCTATTTTAAAATCAGCTCCCTGCTCAAGTGGGGAGGCTTTTTCAAAAATGCTAACAAGTAGTAATGTTATTTCACAATCCAGAGCAAGATTTACAGAGCTAAGAGAATTAGGTGTTATCTATGAAGTTGGAGTTAAAAAATGTTCTATAACAAACAGAAATGTAATAGAATGGGATTTAACAGATAACCTACCATTTGAGTTAGAGAAAAATAAAACTAAAAGTAAAAAAACAAAAATAAATGAAGTTTTATCTTTAATAGAAAGACTTGGAAAAAATTTAACTGAAGCAGAAAAAGTTGAGTTAAGAAAGATTTATCACTTAGTGAAAAAAATTTAATAAAAATAAAAATAATGAAAAGAACAATTTTAACAATAAACTTATTAATGGGAGTATTAATAGGTAACGCACAAGAATGTAACTACTACAAGAATGAAGTAGATGAATTTACAGGAGATACTAAAATAATAATGGAAACCGAGTCATTTATATCTCATACAGATTCTTCATTACTAAAGTATTACAAGCGTAAAAAAGAACAGTATCTTGAAATTGAGGTTTATTTAGCCAAGCTAAACGAGACTTATGTATTATATTTCGATGCTAAATTTCAAACTAAAAAAGCCTATGAATATTATGGAGTAGTATCCAAAGGCAGTAAGATAATTATGAAATTGGCAGATGGATCAATGATTGAACTTATAATTGGCAAGTCAGATTTTGGAGACTCCGATTACGATAGGGGAACAACTACCTACTCAAGCTATTGTGTTTTAGAAGATTCAGATATAAGCTCTCTTAAATCATCGGACATAGAAAAGGTTAGGATTTACTGGAGTAAAGGTTATGAAAGTTACGATTGTGATAAACCTAGTGTAATAGGTAATCAATTAAAATGTTTAGAAAAGTAAAAAACTCAATCAGTGCTTCGGTGCTGATTGAATTTAAAAATATATTAATTATGGCAATAACAGACTATCATTTAAAAGAAACTAAATTGTTTAATGGAAGAGAAGCTTATATAATAATTGAATCATTACGTACTGAACGTGATGCTTCAGTTAAAATAATAGAAGATATGGAAAAAGATGGCAAAAGACCATTGTTTACTGTAGAATTTATTAAACAAGAAATGAATCAGCTAATTAAGAAAATTGAAGATAATACAAGAATATATGAAACTGACAAAAAAAGAGTATGAAGAATATCTAAACGACTTATCTCCAGAACAAGGAGATGAGCGTTGGATAATTGGAGGAACTATTCGTATGGCGCATATGTGGCAGAACAAATGGGGAACTTCCGTAAGAAAGTATGACCCAATAGCTTTTCAAGTTGGATATAATGAATGGGTAAAAGAAGTAAAACATGCATTAAAAAAATAATTATGGAAGCATTATTTGAAACTAACAAAATTGAATTTATTCCTGTACCAATGGTAATGGAATTTAGACCTTTAGCAAGTCAGAAAGACTTCATTGAAAAGGTAAGAGAAAAAGGATATGTTTGTGTAATGGCAAGAAACCATACAAAAACAAGAATATCAACAAGCTTATATATAACTGGATTTAGTTATAAAGCTAATTGGGATATACCAGGCTTTTTAACACATCATGATCAAGAAATAAGTATGTGGAGTGGAAACACTGTAGACAATCACTATTTTAAGAAAATGAAGAAACAAGACAGAGATTGCTACATTAGATATGTTCAAGCTATTGTTGAAAAAGTAATAGGAACTGATATTATTATTAAATTTTTTAATAATAATACATTAAGAATGATATAATTATGTCTGATGACCAAATAGAATGTCCAGACTGCGAAGATGGTACTCAACATTTAAGTAACTATGTATCGCAAGAATGTGATACCTGTAATGGTACAGGTATAATAGAATTAGAAAAAGAATAACTATGGCAGATTTAAGATGCCCTAATTGTTACGACAATTTAGGGAAAGATAAAGAAAACACTAACCCAGCTTATTGTGGGAATTGTGGAGAAGATAACATTTCTAATCCAAGAGGATATAGAGATGATGAAGAATCAAATTATGAGCAACAAGCTCATAAAGCTTACTATAATAAACATTTATAATTATGTTAATAAACATAGCAGTAATTGATTTAAGCGTAAATGGACTATATCTTTATAATGTTCCAAAAGAATTTGATTCTGAACAAATAGAAGAATTTATAACTTCTCAAGGACACCGTATGAGTAATTGCTCATGGGGAGAATATAATGGAGGAATAGTTGATTTAAGAGATCATGACTTTACAGTAAAAAACATTACTCAAAATAATGTCTAATAATAACTATATGTACACTATTCGTAGGCACCTTGGAAAAGGTAAACACTTCGGATGGTGGCAAATAAGAGAGTACATAACTAATAGTAAACAAGGTGGAATTGTCGAGTACGTAGATCCATCTAAGTTTACTATTATTTTTAGAACATGCTATCTTTATAACAGGCCAAATACAGCCAAGAAGATTTTAGAAGGAGCGAATAAACAACCATGTGCATGGATATGTGCTGGTAGCTACGTAAAAGACAATGTAGAAGATGTTGAAATAGCTGATGATATGCCAACAGAGTTAGAGTTTAATCCTAAAAAAGCTATTAATTGGATAGCATATTATCCATTTCAAGAGCCAGTAGAGGTTTTTGGAGAAATTTCATACATCTACACTAAAAACACAAAATTATACATATGACAAAATATGATGTTAAATCACCGGATGGTATCTCTATTAGAAGAAACGGTTATTATAGTACAAGAACCGAAGCTGATAATGCATTAGAAAAATGGGTAGAAAATTATACTAGACAAGGATATTACTCGTCTAATATGGGAAGAATACCATTAGAAGAACTTGCATTACATTGTGAATTAGAAACAATTACTATGACAGATAAAGAAGCAATAGATGAAGCAGTTCAAGAATCATTAGATGATTTATTTAGTGAATTAGTTGACGAATTTCATTTAGAAAATGGAGATATTTCTCCTAATCAAATGCAAAAGCTTGAATCAATTCAAGATGAACTGTCTCAATTACTATTAGATTATGTTAATCAAAACATAATTGAGAAAGATTAGTTTGTTCGTCTTTGTTTTGTGTTTGTTTATGGTTACAATCACTTATTTGATTGTAATACTTCAATTAGTACTTCGGTGCTAATTGAATTTTATATATATTTACACTGAAAGTTATTAATTAATCCAACACGTATGAAAACAAATTTTTTCGCTACCATAGCGCCATTTCTTGGCTCTATGAATTTAACACTAACGGTTGCTAAAGGTTCCGGAGATACTGTTGTAGTATCGCTATTACCACAACCAAGAATTAAAGACAATGCTAAAGATAGTGTACAGCCAATGGTTATTAGAGGTACTATTGAGGAACTTGACAACGAGTTTTTTAATGCTATTAAAGAACCAATGACTAAAGTTACAGGTATCGTTATTGAAATTGACAATTTTGAGAAAGGTGCTGAAAAATTAGCAGAAGAAAATAAACACCAAGCTGAATTAAAAGCTCAAGCTAAAAAGAATAAAGAAAAAGTAGCTAAAATTATTATTAAAGCTAATGAATTTATTACAGCTAAAGATTTTAATAATGCTGAAAAAGAATTAGACAAAGCTATTAAATTAACTCCTGGTGCAGCTAATGTAAACAAATTATCTAAAGATTTAGAAGATGCTAAACCAATTAAAAACCAAGTAGATTTATTTGTTGAAGCTCAAAAAGCTGATGCTGTAACTGCTCCGGTAATTGCTAATGAGTCAGGTAAAGAAATTAAAAATGAATTACCTGAATCTCCTAATCAATTAGAGATAGAAAACAATCGTATTGTTCATTCTAATCCAATGAGTGAAGCAGAGATAGAAGTATTGCAAGATGAATTAGACGCGAAAGCTCAATTCCAAGTTGAATCAGTAAATAAATTTAATTATGAGCCTTGAAGCTAAAACACTAAAAAGAGTATTCAAATACGGAAAACTTACATTATCAGATCCAGACCCAATTATGGAAGCTAAAGATGTAATGCAATTTTATTCAGGACAATATCCCGAATTAACTAATGCATCACTTGAAGGCCCATCTATTGAGAATGATGAAATAGTGTTTGAATTTGGTAAAACTGTTGGCGTAAAAGGATAATAATGGATGAAAATCTAAAAATTATAGACAAATTATGCAAACAGGAATTGAAACATTTGAAACAAAACGAATCTCTAAAAAGCTTTCACCAATACTTGGGAAGAATATTTTCTCAAGAGGAAAATTGGGGAGTAACATTAGAGAATCAAGAAAGACAAATAATGTCATCAAATCAAATAGACCACATTCCTTAAAGAAACAAGAATTTTACAATGAATTATGCGTACAGTTGAAGCAAGGTAGCTTCAATGTACGCAATAATTTTGTATCTAATTTATATGCGTGTATTAAAAACCACCCTAAGTACAATAATGACTTAGTGTTTACAAAAGACATGAGTGTAAATAGCATTGTTTCTTTAATGCAGATTGAGATTGATAGACTTATGCCTAATAATGCAGAAACTCTTATTGAAGATATTGATGGAGATTTACAGATACAATCATATTGTGCTCACGATATGTTGTGTAATCAAGTTTCTATGCCTTTAAAATGGCTAATTCAATTAAGAAATGAAAACCCAAAATTATATGTAATAATAAGAAATGTTATTTCATTAGTTAAAGGTAAATTTTTATTAAATGATTTTCAAGAAGGGTTTAGCGAAGATGCTAAAGAAATGTTTTTTGATGGTTTAGTAGACTGCGAAGATAAAGTTGATTTTAATTGGAACAAAAAAGGTTTTCTTGAATCTTGTTCAGCTAATGAATTAAAGAATTTTATTCATTGGAGACCTGATTATAGATATAAAATTCCAATTAAAGATGGAATTGGATATTTACTAATAGAGGAAATAAACGATATCTATAAAATGATTGATGAAGATTGGTTAATGAATGAAATCAATACCTACAAACCAAGAAACTCTATGTTTATTGAATTATTAGAATGGGCTAAAAATGGAATGAAGTTATATTATAACCATAATGACGTTACAATCAATGATTTAATTTTTATTACAGAAGATGAGTATGAATCAGGTCAACCAGTTACAGCTTGTGATTTTTTAAAATTTGAATGGGATTTTAGATGTCCATTTTGGGAATTTGGTATTGAGCAATGGTTAAATGACCATGCAGGACAAGTTGGAGTAATTGAAGCTCGTGCTTATTCTGTATTGACAGCTGATCATTATGTAAATAATTTTGAGAATAAATATGAGTTGTTCGGAAAAGAACTTGAACAATGGTTTGATTTCGGAACTGATATTTATTATAGAGAAATATGGAATTGGGAAAAAAAATAATATGGAATTACAAGAAAAACTGTATAAACCCGTACAAGCTATTATAGTTCATAGGAGTGGTAGTGATTACTACTTAGAATCTTGCTCTATTAAGGATGATTTGTCTTTTGGAGCAACTCATCCTTTAATGAAGAATACTATTGTTGATATAATGGACACTATGTCTGTTGATGTTACTGATAGGCTTCAATTTAGAGGAATAATACCTAAGAATATAATAACTGTAAGAAATAGTCCTGGTCACACTCTTGTTGCTTGGACAACTAATCCTCAAATAATGAGGATGTATTTTACTAAATCTGTTGAATTAAAAGATATAATTGCTCCTGTTCCGCGTTTGCTTTGGGTTGCTGAAAACAATAAGCTATCCATATACGCAATGAAAAGCAATACACTAAACAGTAAAACTAAGCTGTTTATAGCTCCATTTTCTAATGTTAGTGATAATGGAAGTGTATGCTGGGGAACAGGTAAATGGCCAAATGATGCAAAATACTATGAAGATTACATTAAAGGAATCGAATTAGGATTTTGGGAAAGTAAATTTAGTCATAACATGAAAAATGTTTTATCTAAATCTAAAACTGATTTACATCAGCTTTGGAAATCATTAGATGGAAAAAACAAGTTTCCTACAGATGAATTATTAGAAAGTCTAATAGTTAATAATATTAAAGAAAATTTAGGAATATGAAGTCTAAAATACATTATGCTCCTGATTATATAGTTAATCCACCTCATCCAATTACAGTAAATGTAATTGGAGCTGGAGGTAATGGTTCACAAGTAATTCAAGGATTGGCAAGAATGAATGTTACCTTACAAGCATTAGGACATCCCGGCTTATTAGCTATTGTGTTTGATGATGATAAAGTAACAGAAGCAAATTTTGGTAGACAGCTATTTTCTGCATCTGATGTAGGTAGATACAAAGCTGATGTTCTTATTTCAAGAATCAATAGATTTTATGGAACTTCTTGGCATAGTACTAACTATAAATACGATAAAGAAACAGCTGAACACACTAACATTGTTATAAGTTGTGTTGATACTGCTAAAGCAAGAATGAATATTTCAAAATATTGGAATAAGACAAAAGTATATCAAGATTGGGAAAAACCTTATTATTGGTTAGACTTAGGTAATAGTAATAAATCAGGTCAAGTAATACTTGGGAGTTCTGATAGAACTAAACAACCTAAATCAAAGAAATACAAGACTATTGAAAAATTACCAACTATTGATAAAGAATTTGATTTAAAGAGTATTAAAGATGATAATGAACCAAGTTGTTCAGTAGCAGAAGCTATTGAAAAGCAAGACTTGTTTATTAATCCCATTGTATCATACATGGGGTTAAATCTTCTTTGGAAGTTATTTAAAGACTACTCTATAATGCATAGAGGATATTATATAAATCTGGAAACAGGAAAAACAAATCCAATTAAATTATGAAAGGAATAGAAGCAACAGTATTTGTTAATCTTAAAAATTCTATTAGAACAGAATTGCAAGATGCCACAAATGAACAATACAAAGAGTTATTGACTGAATGGAAAATTCAAAAGAATTTTCGCAGAGAAATATTATCTGCCAAGTTAAAAAGTAAACTTAAAGTAGGGAGCAAAGTTATCATTACAGGAGATAGTCATAAATATGAAGTGACTAAAGTAAACAGAACTAAGTTTGTTGGTAAACATGAAATAACTAATCATAATTGGAATATTCCAATAGCTATGATAGAAGAAATACTATAATAACTTCAAAGAGTGCTTCGGTGCTCTTTGATTTTTAATACATATAAATGAGTGAACAATTAGATTTTTTTACAGAGAGTAACTTTATCGGTCAATCAAATACTGATTTAGAAGAAATTGTACTTGCTACTTTTATTAATTTTCCAGATACTTATTATCAGGTCGCTGACCAATTAAGTATTCATGAATTTTCTACAATAGAATGTAAGTACATCTACAGTGCGGTAAGAGAGTTATCAAATGACTCAAAAGTTGATATAGTTCTGGTAACAGACTATTTAGTAAGTAAAAAATATGTTGATTATGTGATGGAGAAAAAGATAGGGTTTGACCTAATCGTTTATCTAAATGATATATGTGAACGTATTGATAATGATGACCACCTACTTGAACATATTAAGCTACTTAATGGGTATGCAAGACGTAGAGCATTAATGCTATTATCAGACAAAGTAAATGAAAGTTGTAATGAAATGGTTGATCCTATGCTAATTCTTGGTTCTATATCTGAAAAGATAATTGAAATTCAAGAAATGGGAGAAATTGAAGAATTTGATGTTAACAAAGCTTTAAACAAAGCTATTGAATATCAAGACAATCAAGACACAACACATTTTATTAAGTCTTATCTTACTGAACTTGATTTGCATATTACAGGCTTTGAGCCACATGATTTAGTAATTCTTGCAGCAGCTCCGTCTATGGGTAAAACTTCATTAGCACTTGAAATATTCAAGAACAACATCCTTAGTGGTGTTCGTGTAGCTATGTTTTCTTTAGAAATGAGTGAAACTGCATTAATAAACAGAATTATTGCTTCAGATGCTTTTATTCCATTAAAGAGTATAAGAAATAAGTGTATGTCTCATAAGAACTATAAAATGAGAGATGCAACTAAAGAAAAATTAGCTCAAGAAAGATGGTGGATTGATGATAAATCAAGAAGCATTACTAAGATATGCAATAAGATTAGAAAATACTTTATTAGATATGGAGTTAAATTTGTAATTGTTGATTATCTTCAATTAATGACTTGTGATATACCAGGTGCTAATAATCGTGAGCAAGAAATTGCTAAAATGTCAAGAATGTTAAAAGAAATTGCATCTGAACTAGGGATAGTCGTAATGGCTTTATCTCAAATAAATAGAGCAATTCATGGTAGAGCTAATAAAAGACCTACTCTTGGCGATTTAAGAGAGTCAGGAGCTATTGAACAAGATGCTGATACAGTTATATTTGTACATAGACCTGCTTACTTTGCTATTGAAGATGGAATACCACCTATTGAAACAGCTGAAATTATTATAGCTAAAGGTAGAAATACTGGTATGGGAAGTGTAGAAACATTCTTTATTAGTGAGTTAACTAAATTTTGTAATAATCCTTATAATGAAAAAGAATTGGAAGAATACCAAAATCGTCAAAGAAATATCGGAGAATACAGGAATCCATCCGAAAGTAATTCATATAGTAATTAGACGGTTCTTCCTTGTTTGTCGTTCTTTGATGTTGAAAAATGAAGAAATCAACATTAAAGGATATTTCAAATTAAAACTTAGTAATAAATATAAGAAAATAGTAAATGAAAAAGGTAAAAACATAAACCTAAGAATAAGAAAAGATTCAGCACCAAGAAAGCCTAAATAAATTAGGATATTTAATGTACTTTTCTTACATTTACTCTATTAATGAACTATGATAAGATTATTAATTTTACCAAAAAAAACAACATCACAAAGCTTTTCAAGGCAAGAGCTTGTAGAGTTATGTCAAGATATAGAATTAGTTGATACATATAAAAACGTAATCAATTCAACTGAAATATGTGACTTAACAGAACGAACTATTAAGCCTTTAAATAGAGGGCAATGTAATAGAGTAGTACGCAAAGAATCATTTTTAATTTCTAAAAACTAAACATCAATGAAACCAAACATTTTTATTGTCGGGCCATCAGGCACCGGAAAGAGCTCGTCTCTAAGAAATCTTAATCCAGCTACAAGTATTATTTTAAATACAGAGCAAAAAGCTTTGCCATTTAGAGAGGCTTCAACGTTTAAATTAAATGTTCCAATAGCTAGTACTGATGCATTTGAAAAAGCTTTTGATAAATCTATCGGAAGCAATAAAGCTAATGTAACAGTTGTTGAAAGTTTTACTTCTTTAACGGAGCAGGTTTATGCTGACTTAAGTAAAGCCTATAAAGGTTTTGATTTTTGGGATATGTACAAGAAAGAACTTATGAGAATATTACATAAGTCAAAGAATACCGATAAATATGTTGTAATGACTGGAATCGACCAAGTGCTTGAAGGAGCAGGAGGTGTTGAGGAAAGATTTATATCAGTAGATGGTAGTCTTAAGAAAAAAGTAGAAAAAGAATTTGTAATAGTTCTATTTACTGATGTTATAATTAATGAAGCAGGAGATCCTGAATATGTTTTTATAACTAATAAACAAGCTGGATATGAAAATACACCGGCTAAGTCTCCAATGGGGATGTTACCAAAGCAAATGCCTAATGATTTAAATAAAGTCATAGAGCTTGCTGAAGAATATTATAATTTAAAATAATTTAATTTAATTAAAAAAAAAGAGTATGAGTTTTGATAAAGAATTTGCAGAAGCTGAAAAGCACCAAATTGAACAAAAAAGTAAGTACATGAACTCTCCAAGAGTTACTGTAGCAGAAGTTCAGAAATGTGAACTATCTGAAGATGTTAACAAAGATTACAAAGGTTGTCCATACATGGAAGTTGAATTTAGAGATACTTCTACAGGAGAATTGAATACATCAAAGTTTTTTAGAACAAGAGAAGCTGATTCATCAGATACAAGAGGATTTAAATTAAGAGCTATTAAAGAGTTCTTTATGAATGCTGGAGTTGATATGAAGTCTGAAGGTGCAAAAGCCTTAGCAGACGTTGTTGGAAAAGAACTAAAGATTTTATTTAGAGCAGAAGAATATATTGGATATGATAAAAATAACAATAATAAGCCTGTAGTTAAAGAATCTATTAGATACTTATATTCTGGACCGGCTAGTGAAGAATTAACTGGTAAGAGTGATTATTTTAGAAAAGCTCTTAGACCTGATGATAAAGCTAAGTTTGATGGCGAATTAAAAATATGGGAAAGAGATAATAGTCCTATGCCGCAAACTGCACGAGAAATGGAACCAGTTCAAAAACCTCAATCATTAGGTGATGAAAATGATGATTTACCATTCTAAAACATATAAGGAGTACTTCGGTACTCCTTGTATTTTAATTAAAATTTATGAACAAATTTAATGGAACAGTAGACTCTAAAGGACAGATAGTGATTTATAA